GACCCCGGATCAGGCCAAGCACTTCAAGCAGATGCTGCGGCAGCTGGTCACCGAGGTTGAGGGCGGCACCATCACGGCAGTGAACGAGGCGGTCAAGGCGCAGAAGCTGATCCAGATCGCGCTGGGTGTGGCCTACGGGGAGAACGGAGAGCCGCTCGAACTGGACTGTAAGCCGCGCATCAACGCAGTGCGCGAGGTGATCGAGGAGGCAGGCGAGAAGGTCATCCTGTTCGTCCCCCTGACAGGCACCCTGCGGATGCTGGAGCGCGAACTGTCCAAGGACTGGAGCGTGGCTGTGGTTAACGGCGAGGTGTCGTCGGCCAAGCGGAACAGCATCTTCTACAACTTCCAGAACTCGCGCGACCCGCGCGTTCTTATCGCACACCCGGCAACAATGGCGCATGGATTGACCTTGACAGCGGCGTCAACTGTTGTATGGTACGGACCTATCACCAGTAACGAACAGTATGTTCAAGCCAACGGACGTGTAGAACGTATCGGCAAGAAGCATGTGTCGAACGTAGTGCACATAGAAGCAACTGAGGTCGAGCACCGTATATACCAGCGTCTGCAGAATAAGCAGAAGTTGCAGGGCGTGCTCCTCGACCTGATCGCCCAGATGGGAAAGGAATGACATGACCATTGTTATCGACAAGGGCATCCCGCTGCCCGAGAAGCACGTGCGGTGGAAGTATCCGTTCGACAAGATGGACGCTGGTGACAGCTTCTTCGTGGCCAACAAGGACACCGCTCAGATGTCGGCGCTGTGCAAGCGGGCGGGTGCCCGGCTTGGCGCACGGTTCGTCACCGCCAAGGTGGAGAGCGAGGGCAGCTGGGGCGTGCGGGTCTGGAGGATGGAATGACCTTCACAGTCGAGCAGGTGGTAGGCACCTACGTCAAACTGCGCCGCAAGAAGGAGGCTCTGGAAGCCAGCGTCAAGGCGGATGTCGACGAGATCAAGGCGAAGATGGCGAAGCTGGAAGCATGGCTCATGCAGAAGGCGGATCAGGATGGAGTGACCTCCTTCAAGACCACGGCCGGGACGGCCTTCGTCACCACCACGGACTTCGCCAACGTCGCAGACTGGGATGCGGTGCTCTCCTACATCAAGACGCATGAGGCGTACGACATGCTGGAGAAGCGGGTCAGCAAGACGGCCGTGCGCGCACAGCTGGACGAGACCGGGAGCGTACCGCCCGGTATCACCTACGGAACCAAGATCGGGATCAACATCCGTAAACCCACTGGAGGGGACGAATGAACTGGCTGCACAGAAATATCATGCGCTGGCTGCAGAGTAGCAACAGCATGGGACCCGGTGGCCTGCTGAAGGGGAGCGAGGGCGGCGACGAACTGCTCAGCACGTTGGCGTCCACCGACCAGCCGCACAACATCAACATCGTGCCGATCGGCAACGGCTTCCTCCTGTGCCGCCGGGTCTACAACAGCCAAGGTCCGGACAAGATCACCGCGACCTACGCCAAGGGCGCAGAAGAACTCGGCCCCATGCTGATCGCCGAACTGGCGACGGCACGCATCACCAAGTAACGCTCACCGAGAGGATACCATGAGCAACATCGTACCGACCAACATCCAAATCCCCGCCCACCTCGCGAAGGTGGTGGGTCAACCCTCGGCCCTGTCGTCCGCTCTGGCGGGTGGCCTCACTGGTGGCGCTGACTACCCGCGCATCTCCATCAAGGGCAGCCGGTTCCGTATCGTCGAAGGCGGTGCCGAGACGGTGCTCGAAGACACCAAGCTGCCCGTCGTGATCGTGGGTGCCAACCCCCGTCTGTCGAAGACGTACTACGCAAAGCAGTGGACCCCGGACAGTGAGCCGTCCTCGCCGGACTGCTACTCGCTGGATGGTCTGCGCCCGCACCCGGAGAGCAGCGACCCGCAGAACGACACCTGTGCGGGGTGCCCGATGAATGCGTGGGGTTCCAAGATCACGCCGATGGGCCAGCAGGTCAAAGCCTGCGCCGACCAGAAGCGACTGGCCGTCGTGGCTGCCAACGATCCGACGGGTCCGATCTACCTGCTGCAGATCACCCCGGCTGCGCTCAAGGGCATGGCTGCCTACCAGAAGGAACTGTCGCTGCGCGGCATCCCGGTCGAGGCAGTGAAGACCGTGGTCACCTTCGACACCGACGCCAGCTTCCCCAAGCTGATCTTCAAGTTCGGCGGGTTCCTTGACGAGGATGCCTACGCTGCGGTTGAACAACTGTTCGGTTCGGATAAGGTGATGGAGATCACTGGCGAGAAGGAACTGGCTCCTCCGGCACCCGCACCGGAAGCCAAGCCGAAGGCCGCAGGCAAGCCCCCGGTTAAGCCGCAGCCCGAGCCAGAAGAGGAAGCCCCCGCTCCCACGCGTGGGTTTGGTGCGAAGTCCGCACCGGCAGCTGCCGAGGAGGAAGAGGAAGCCCCCGCTCCCAAGCCCAAGGCAGCTGCCAAGCCGGTCCCCAAGGCGGCACCGAAGGTCGAGGCGAAGGGCGCTGCTTCGCTGGCCGACGAGATCGCCTCGCTGATGGAGGATATGGACCTCGATGACTGACGTTCGCGTGATTAGCTTCGAGAAGATCGACTCTCTCAGGAAGCACATGCTGCTCACGCGCACCCAGATGGCACAGTTACTCGGGGTATCCCGAGTAACTTACTACAACTGGAAGGCACTGGGTTCAGTCACACCACGAAATGTAGTGTACGTGCGCAAGGTCCTGAAAGAAGTCCTTCGCATAATGGTGGAATACGAATGGCCGTCGCCAAACGTGGTCGCCATGGAGAGTGATGACCGCTACGCGGAGCTACTAAAACTGATCCGCGTGGTGTAAGAATGGGGGCTCGAGCCCCCATTCCATAGAGCAGGGTAGGGATATGGACACAGTCGAGTTTCTGGGCAGAGTTCTGCCCGACGAGGGATATTTAGTAGCAACCGTTATCAACCCGGATCGCCGTGCACAGAAGTCATACGAGACCGTAGAGGCGCTGGCCAACGCAGTGATTCGGATCGACATCGCAGGTGGCAACGTCTACTACGCATTGTCGTCGTTCGTGGAAGCTGGGAACCGTAAGCAGGCCAACGTCCACAAGACCAAGTCACTCTTCATCGACATCGACTGCGGTGAAGACAAGCCCTTCGCTGACCAGCGGGAGGGTGCCAAGGCACTCAAGGCGTTCCTCAAGGCAAGCGGTATGCCTGCCCCCATGGTCGTCAACTCCGGCCGTGGTCTGCACGTGTACTGGCCAATGACTGAGGCGCTCCTCCCTGTGGACTGGCAGCCTCTGGCGGACGGGCTGAAGGAGTGCGCCAAGCACCATGAGTTCGAGATCGACCCCGCTGTTACAGCCGACAGCGCCCGAGTGCTGCGCCCGGTGGGCACCCACAACCCTAAGAACGGGGTCGAGGTCGCACTCATCAAGGACTGTCCGGACTACGATCCGGCCACGCTGCGCTCCGTCCTGTCGTCCTACATCAAGCGGATGCCTGCACCTCGCGGCTTCGCCAAGGCGGCACCGTCGAACCTGACGGCTGCACTCTCCAGTGGGCAGGAGTACGAGCCCGCCCGTGCGGACAGGGTGTTGGCAGGCTGCGGGCAGGTGCGTTGGGCGGCGACCAATCAGCATGAGGTGGACGAGCCCTTCTGGTATGCGCTGATGGGTGTCGCTGCGTTCTGCGACGATGCCGAGGCGGTAGCGGTAGCTTGGTCAGACCAGCACCCGGACTTCGACTACAGCAAGACTGTCCTAAAGATCGAGCAGTGGAAGCGGCAGGCCACTGGCCCCACCACCTGTAAGAAGTTCAAGGACCTGCGCAATAGTGGGTGCAGCAAGTGCCCATTTGCTGGTAAGATAACCAGCCCCGCCCAGATCGGTCGACAGTTGGCCGAGGCCGAGGGCCCCGCAGAAGATGTGCTGGACACGGTCGCTCATGAAGTGCCGCTGCCCAAAGGGTTCAAGCGCACCAAGGCTGGCGGACTTGCCCAGACCATCGACGACACCGACATCGAGGTGGTGCCGTTTGACATGTACCCCATCAGCTACGGGCGGGATGAAGCCCTCGGCTACGAGGTGGTCAGGTACCACTGGAAGCGACCACACAAGGGCTGGCAGGAACTGAAGTTCCGGCAAGCCTACCTCGCCGACGGGAACCGGGAGTTCCCCACCGCCATCGCTGACCAAGGGATCGTGCTCCCGCACAAGGGTCTAACCGAGAGGTTCCAGCTAATGCTTCGCTCCTACATGGATGAACTCCGCAGGCTCAGAACAACTACCAACCTGTACACCACACTGGGATGGAAGGAAGACAACACCGTCTTCGTGCTCGGCGAGAGACAGGTGCGCAAGGATGAACAAGGGCAGGTCGTTATCGAGGATGTTGTGCTGTCGTCCGCGGTGCAGCGTGTCAGCAACGGGATGTACGGAACCAAGGGCGACCACGAGAAGTGGCTCAAGATCACTAAGCTGATGGACGTGGCCGGGCTGAACGCACACATATTCGCCATGGGCGTGTCGATGTCGGCCCCGCTCTACCAGTTCACCGGCCTCAAGGGTGGCGTGCTGTCACTCTACGGACCGACGGGTAGCGGCAAGTCGCTGGCTCAGCTGGCGATGCAGTCTGTGTGGGGCAACCCTGTCGAACTCCACTACCAGTCCAAGTACACCCAGAACGCGCTGTTCATGCGCCTCTCGTTCTACAGCAACCTGCCCATGACGATCGACGAGACGACCATGATGCCCGACAAGGAGGTCGGCGACTTCATCTACGGCGTCACGCAGGGCCGGGACAAGAGCCGGCTCAATGCCAGAGTGGAGGAGCGTGACCCACGCACGTGGGCGGCGCCAGTGACCCTCTCGACCAACCGCCCCATGGGCGGCAAACTCTTGGCAGCCACGTTCGAGACAGACGCGCAGATGGCCCGGATGCTGGAACTCTCGCTGGATAGTTCGGACCTGTTCACCAAGAGCACCGATGTGGGGCGCAAGTTCTACAACACAATCACCCGCAACTACGGTCATGTCGGAGTGTGGGTACTGGAGTGGCTGGTGGGTATAGGTGAGGTCGCTGCCACCAAGGTGATCGCCGACCACATGGTCGCCTTCGAGAAGAAGTACAAGGTTCGGTTCAGTGGCGAGGAGCGGTACTGGGAAGTCATGATCGTGCTGGCCGACCTGATGAACAAGATCGCCGTCGAGAATGGCTGGGTCGATTACGACTACACCAAGGCCACGGAGTTCGCCTTGGTTCAGGCAGGGATGGTGCGGCGCAGCATCAGCGCAGCGAAGCTGGACGAGTTCGACCTGCTGTCCGAGTACCTGAACGAGATGCGCTCTGCCACCGTGGCGGTCACGCATGTGGACAATAACCCCAACGCCATCTACGACGAGACGCGCCTGCCGCGCGGCGAGGTGCGAGTGCGGTTCGATCTGTACCGCAAGAGTGCCGCAGCCAAGAACGACCGTGGTATCCTGCTGCTCGACAAGACGCACTTCCGTAAGTGGATGGCCAGCCGTGGTGGCGACTGGAAGAAGTTCACCGACACTCTCGAAGCGGAGAGCATCGACGCCACGCCGTCGTCCAAGAAGGCCATGCTCGGCCGGAACCTGCCAGAACTGCGACTGCCACAGACCTACGTGGTCGGGATCAACCTCGCGCACGACCGGCTCAAGGACCTGCTGGACAACGACGGCAGCGCACCCGACAGCCTGACCCTCGGGCAGCTGCGCGCAGTGCGCTAGTTCGCCGTCAGCAGATCGACCATGTTCTGAAGATCACGCTCAGCGGCATCAGGCGCGGCCCGCAAGGTCCGCTCCATCGCTGGGCGTCGTGCTTCCCCGAGGGTGCGGCGCG